ATATGCGGCAGACATCTTACCTTTTGCTATGTTTTTAGCATGCCTAGCTTTAAAAGACTTGGCTCTTGCTGTATCTGTTTTGTCACCACTCACACCCTTCTGTCCAAAGCGTATAAGCTTTTCTTTGTCACCTTCTTTAGCTAATACTGCGTGTGACTTAGTAGGGTGGTTAGGTGTCTTCTTTGGCTTATTAACACCAGAGAATGTTTCTTTGCCCTTCTTAATCATTTCTTTTTAGGTTTAGCAACTACTTTTTTACCAGCTTTTTTAGCGTACTCTTTAGCTTCTTTCTTACCTTTTTCATTGTAAGCAAATTTCATTTTTCCGACCATTGGCATGATTATTTCCTTTTCTTTGTTTTAGCTGCTTGTTTAAATTGTGCTGCTGTGGGAGCACCTTTACTTCCTACCTTACGCATCTTCTCGCCAGAACCTTCAGCAATACGTTTGCGTTTAGCATGGATGTTAGAATAAAGACCTTTCATTATCTGTAGCCTAAAGCTCTTAAAAGTGTGTTGATGTCCATAGGGGGCTGTGCATTACTTGCAGACATACCACCCACGTTAGCTGGGATGTTTTGCATGGTGTTGCCCATAGGGTTCATTTGTCTCATAGCGTTGACCATAGTATTGCCTTCATTTTGAGTCATTGGACCCATGCCATAAGCTTGAGCCATTTGTCTCATTCTTGACATCTCATCCATCTGTCTCTTCATTTGTTCAAACTTAAGTGCTGCCATTTCAGCTTCTGTAAGTTGACTAAGAGCTGGTGTCATTTGACCAATACCAGAAGTGGCTGGATATGTGTTTTGTTTTAATAAATCAGATAAGTTCATAATAATATCCTATAAAAAATTTGGGTACTGGCGTTTCAAAAAAAGGGGGTGGGGGGGGTCTTGCTTAATCTATGCGAGCTTTAGCTTGCTTAATCTATACCTGTGACAATCTTAACTTCTACAGGTGTTCCATCAGGATTACCACTGATCTCATGTTGTGATGTTTCTTTCCACTTAGCACGAGACTTCAACCAAAAGATCATAGCTGTGGTGTTGCCTTCTTTAGCTTGTTTAAACAAAGTCTCTGCAACGGAAGCGTTAGCTTCAATACGACCTTTGTCAAGCTCTTCTTTATAGTACTTGACAAGCGTATCGTGTGATATACCTAATACGGAAGCTATATCTTCGTGCCTAGTCCCTACTGTAGATAATGTGTAAACTTTATTTCGGGTGTCGTCACTTACAAGGTGCGGGGGTCTGCCCTTTCCTGCCTTGCTTGTCTCAGTCTCAATAGGTAAAGCGTCAACAGGTGTTAGTGCCTTGTCATCATCTACCATATTATTGACCGCATTGTCAACAGGGTTTATATCTTCATTCATTCTTATTACCTTAATTAATTAATTATGTCAAGTTATATATTTTATATGCTATTCAAATGTTGGCACGTTTATTGATAACCTACACTATGCCACTATAAAGCATTATCATTCTTATGTAATGGGTAGATATTATCCATGTATTTATCTTACGTTATAAGCCTATTATTAAAGCCTATTATTTAATCAGATGTTAACTTATAAACTATTTATAAATAATACTTGACAAGTTATTTACTAGGGATATTATTACATTGTCAATCTTGACAAATAACTAGGAGATAACAACATGCAAGTTAAAAACATGACATCATTAAAGAGTTATAACAATATACCCAATCAATTTATTATCTATGATGACAATAAGACTTACTTTCAGTCTTATAAGTCTATTATCGTAAAGATTGAGAGAACAGAGACAGAAGTTAAGACTTATCTTGATCCTGTTTATTATAACTATTCTAGAACTACATCAAAGTATCGCAATGCTTTTCTAGGAGAATCTACTAAAGAGATAGAATCAAAGATTAAACAGGGAGTTTATATCCTTGAGAATCTTAACTAGTATACATATGTTATAGGGGGAATTTTAACTGATTCCCTTTTATAACTACGCTTTAATCAATCTTGACAATAAACAGGAGATAATATCATGCTACTAAATAAAGCTATCATTAAACTAGATATTCATAACCAACCTTATACAAGGTTAGAACTTAAGAAAGCACAAGGGACAAAATATTTACTTGACAATGGATATATTCAATGTCCTAATAAGAGTTATTATAGAAAGGATAATGTTTACTTTTCTTATAATAGGTTTTTAAAATGCTTTATCTCTGATACTTACCATAAGGAGACTATATAACATGACTACAATAGAATCATTACATAAAGAAATTGACAACATAGAATATATGCTTACAATCTGTAATTCTTTAGCATATAAAGACTATAAAGAACTATTAAACGATAAATACAACGAACTTTTAGAACTAACCCTTTTACATAGCTTTAAATCTATCAATAAGGAGATAATGCAATGAATAACTTACTTCAAAACTTTATTATCTTATTAATGGGGCTTATTACTTTTTATATGTTTTTATTATTAATCTTATCTTATTAAGGAGGCTTGACAATGCAATATTTACCAATAAACAAAGAAGATGTTTTATATTATGTCTTTGAGTGTGAAGAGTGGAATTATGATAACTCTTCAACTTGTGATTATGTAGCCGACATGATACAAAATGATTTAATCAATAATCATGGCATATTAAACGCCAGTGACTATAGAAGTATTTTTAAAGACCTAGCCCATGACTTAAACAATGGTAAAAGCTTCACACCTATTGAAATTTTACAATAAGGAGGCTTGACAATGACATATTCAATAAACTTAAATAGCACTAACTTTGAAACTATAACCATGCTTTATGGTATTGACAAAAAGCATATAAATAGCAATAAGTATCTAGGACTTGCTTACTTTTGGGATAATGAGATCAAACACGAAATGCGGTGTATTAACAGCCCACATTTAATGAAACAATTACATAATCAATTTATAAAGCAAGGCGTTAAGTTTGACAATGAGAATCAATGCTTTATTACTGATTCGATCGCATTCAATATTATTAACAATAGTAAGTTATTACAAAAACGCATTAAAAAATGTTTTAATTAAGGAGATTACATAATGAATGAAATTACACTATTTAAAAAATTAGTAAGTGAAATAAGCATAAAACACTATAACCAAAAAGAATATGCTGACATAGTAGAGGCGATATATGTAAGTATATTTAAAATTAAGGAGAATAACCATGTTAGCTAATATCACGTTTAAAGCGTATGAATATAACCGATTAACAAAAAAACATAATGAATCATTATTATTCGAGTTTACTTTACCATTTGCTGATACAGATAAGATTGACAGAATAACCAATGCTATTACGTTGGCTTATGATATTGCCAATCCTATTTCATGGACTATAACTATTGACCATGAATATATTTAAGGAGACTATAAAATGATTTTATCAGTATCTATTAACACCTATCAATATCAAGATTTAGATAATGATGCAAAAAAAGAAGTTATCTATTGGCTTGATGCTGACCCTCAAGAATACGAAAAGGAAGATGGCACTTTCGGATATTCTTATTATTGCGATTTAAGCAAAGAAGACGAACATATAATTATTGAATTTTGTGATATGAATAATTATAGATTCGATAAGCATGGCAACCGCATAGACCGATTAATACTTTAAGGAGAATAACATGCAAATAGAACTAGACTATATTACAGAACAGCTACACGCTATTGACATCAATTTAGAAGATGTTAATAGAGGCATTACACCTAGCGGATACTTAACTATAAATTCGTATTTAGATGATATGCGTTATCAGCTATCCGAAATTACCAATGAAATCTACACAATGGAGATTAAATAATGAATATTTTAAACTTATATCCTGAAGACTTTCATAATGAGTCAACATGGAATGATATTTGTGACGCTTTAAATATATCTTATGACACAAAGCTAGTCACTATTGACTATAACAACGTGCTTACAGATGATGAAGCACTTAATTTGGAGAATTAATTATGAATCGCACAGAACTTATTCAAAAAATACTCAATGCAAATCTTGACTTATGCCATGATAATACAGAATTTAATGATTCTATGTTATTTGACTTGCTTATGTATGGTTTCAAAGGTTTAAAAAAGATGACCATTGAAGAACTTAATACAGAATTGGAGGCTTTACAATGAATACTTGCGAACTAGCTACTAATCATGCAATAGACTTCTTTATATCTGATTTAGGAGATAATACTCATAATCAGTTTTATGATGCTTTGTGTGACAATGTAATTCCCGATGATGTCTCTATATGGTCACCATTTGAAGATTGTGAAGCCGATGACTTACTAGGACATATTGAAAATTTAGCTTTATCTTTTATTGCATTTAATAAGGAGGCGTCAAAATGAATCCTTTTACTTACGCACAAGTATGTTTAGCACTTACTTCACATTACGCAGACACTAATATGAACATACCTAGAGGAGATTATATTCAAAGCATTTTAAATCTAGGATTGCATGTTATGTCAGAACTTAACATAACAGAAGATACGGAAGACCTAGACGAAATTATTCAAGACTATGTATATACTAATAAGGAGAAGTTAGAATGTATGTCTTAAACACACAGGAACGCACCATAAAGCGATTTTCTAACACTGACCTATCCATATGGGTCAATGAGTTAATAAAGTATAATAGAAGCCTTAAAAGCTATCTATTTATGCCTACTAAAAAAGAAGCTCAATCATTTATTCAAAAACAGCTGAAAGCTAACAATGGGTGAAAAAGACTTTGAAAAACTATTTATGAGTTTATTTGTCGGGGTCGTTATTACAATTATGTTTAAAATCTTATTTAAGATAATTGAATTCTTGCTGAAACGTTTATTTACGTTTTTTAGGTTTTGACATGCCCGCTTCAGAAAGTGCGATTGCTAAACCTTGTTTTTTATTCTTTACAATATTACCTGCACTAGACTTTAAACTGCCACGTTTAAATTCCCCCATGACTTTAGCTACCTTACCTTTTTTGACGCTAGGTTTTTTCATTATTTACCTCAAAAAAAATCCCCTGTGAGAGCAGGGGAATAGGAGACTTACGGAGAGTATGGGCGAGACTTATCCAATAGCGTGATTATACCATAACTAAATACTTGTGTCAAGCGACTATACGCCTAGAAGCCATAGATAGCATGTTATCGAAAGCAAGCCCTAATTGATACTCATAATCATCGTATTTAGAAGTCTTTAGGTATCTAGCGTATACAGCATCTTTTTGGTGTTTTGGCAAACTGCTTATAATTGCATCAATCGTTCTAACATTGGTCATGTCCATTTCTGACACCATGTCTTCAAACGCATCGCTAGTAGATTCACCGCCACTAATCATGCCTAGTGACTTACTTGGATAGCCTAGTTTACTGCTAGGTGCGTGCATCCATTTAGCCCAGTCATCAAGTATCTGTTTAAGTCTATCTATGTGCATTAGCTTCCTCTTCTGTGTGAATATAAATGCCTTTGATCCTGTCGCTAAAGTCTGGCATAGGGTGAAATATGTTTTGTAGCAAATTAACTTTAGGTTTGAAGTATCTGTATATTTTCTTTTGCCCCTGTTGTTCACGTTCTGTCGAATTTAACATACCTAAATTTTTCATGTTTAATACAATGTATTGGATCTTTCTGTGCTCTATACCCATTTCTTCAGATAACTCTGCAATAGTTAAAGATTTATCACCTAACGCATCTAAAATTAAATTACGCATTTTTTCTATATGCACTAAACGACCTTTAACATTATATTCTCTAACTTTAGCTTCCATATTTTTCCTTATGATATATCAACTACTTTACACTCCCAACGACTGCCAACCTTATGCCACCCATGCACGTTGACTTTTATGTTAGCCTTTCTTACTATGCCTATCGTATCACTATCGGCAATTTTTTTAACTCTTGCAGATATGTTTGTATAACTTGTAGTTTGAACTGCTAACACTTCATCTTCTTTTATAGCAAGTAGATCACACCAGCCCCACATATCCTGTCTAATTTTACAGAAGTGATTAAATTTTTCTGTAATGGCTACTAAATATCCATCTGCTCTTAACTTCTTAAGGCTTAACTGCGTTGGGCTTGTCGCCATCAAATTGACTTTCGTTAGGTTTAGATATTCCGTCTATAAATCTTTTCTCTACATCACCTGTAGACTTGTTTAGTTCGTATTCATAAACGTGTGGTGATACGTCATCACTATTATTTTTCTTTCTAAATATTTTATTCCAATTGTTTTCTGCTTCTGTTTCAGAGATTAACAATGGTCGCCTTGTAGAACCTTTACCCAATTTTAATTACTCCCTTATCAAACAACCAACCTACAGTCTTACGATGAGCAGATTCCCATGCTTCAATTCTTTCTGCTCTATTTAACTCTTTGTTGTTATCTATCATATCATGACATTGATAGCAAAGACTAGCGATTCTATAATCATGAGCCTTGATACCTGTGCCTTTACCATCACGTTGTTGATTGGAATGACCTGCACAAACTGTCCCATCTTGTTTGCCACACATTGCACAAGGAAACTCACGAACCGCTTCCAGTAATTTCTTGCTACGATAATTCATAAAAATACCTAATGAGTTTAGCAACACCACCAATAAACCACACAATGCAAAATATCACTATGCCATCAATAATTGGCTGTCTCATAACTCCCAACTCCAACCAAGAGTAGAAGCCCAACGTTCACAGTTTTCTTGATACTCTGTCATTTCTTTTGTAGTGAGTTTTGTTGTTGATTTAATTAACTCCACAGCATTGCCAGCTATTTCTGTCTGGTAGCGAAGGAACTTATATCCTAACAACTCATGGACTGTGCTTGGGTCTTCACCAATGTAATTAGCGATTGACCCATATAGCGACCAAAGTCTTTCGTTCTGTTCAAGTGACCTCACAACTTTCTCCTCACTAATATTCACACGCCACCTTCTAGTTAAATCAAGAGCCTTGATTTTTGTTATCAAGTTTTCGTAATTGTATTTCGTCAAAACGAATCGAATCATATTCATCCTTCCATCCTTTAGATTTAAAAGTCACACCGTCATTAGATGTGGCTTTGTAAGCAATGTGATCACCAAACAATTTTTTACACTCTTTTATAAAATCATTTATTGTCCCCATGTTGCTTTAGTTCCTTCAATTTTATAAATACTCATACATCTATTTAAAACTTTAGCATCACGTCTATATCTTTCGCCAGTTTGGTTTGCATCTGCACATCGTTTAGCATGTAACTTAATACGCCATTGTTTTCTTATTTGATAATCTGTTAATTTATCTTGCATTTGGACTCTCCTTGTATTTTAATCCTTTTGGGTCAAACCAAAAACTAAACTTACCCTCAAACTGATAATTACGTTGCTTTTGAACAAACACCATAGCGTCTGGTATTTTCTTTAATTCATCTTCCGTCTTCTCATTGTTTTCTACATCACGTTCTTTGTTTCTGTTTCTCCATACACAAATTATGTTATCGCATAAGTTTCGTATGTGGCTTGATCCTAAAATGTGAGTAGCGTCTGGAACTTCTGATTCGTCTGACATCTTTCTTGTGTGTGCTACCAAGAATACATGAATCTCTAAATCTCTGCAAGTGACAGCAAGCCTATCTATAAACAACTTTTGCTTTTCGTAATTGTCTTCAGAAATATCTGACATTTTCATAAGCGAGTCAATCACAAATACTTCTACACCTAAAACGTGTTTACCCCAATACAATGTAGCAATCATGTCTTCACTAGATGTTGAGCCCATCTGATCGTAGATATATAACTTATCTTTTGCACGTTCACAAAACTTAGTTATGAACTCATCTGTTGGTTCTGATGAACCTAAAGTCTGAGTAATCATGCGTGAAAGAGAAAGCACTGGTCTCATTTCTAAGCTGGATAATAAACATTTAGTGCCTTGTGTCATAAGCGACAATATAACCTGAGACAACCAGAGACTCTTGCCATGCCCTGACACACCTGTCAATACAGTCAACTCACTTGGTCTTACCCTAAACGAATCTTCCGTTTTAATGAAGCCCAATGTTTTACCACTATGTATTTCAGTATTAAAATATCGCAAGACATCGTCAGTAAAAACAGACGTGTCCTTAACCTTAAATTCTGCATGAGCATATTCCTTTTGTTGATAGTAGTCAGTAATGACGGACTGACTAACCGTTAGTGACTCCATAGCATCACCTAAATTCATAATGCGTTATCCCATACATTTCGTTTGGGAGAATTATCATCTTCCCATCTCTCTT